ACCTAATAATGAAGTTCCAGATACCACAGTTGCTGTAGTACCAGATGAGGTTAACGCTGCAGATAATGTAGTCTGTTGTGAGCGTGAGGAGTATTTGCGTGTTGTCATTTATTTACCTATCGGCTGTAGTGGACTCGAATTGGATACAGAGTTTGTTGTCTCTGAGTTTCCTCGTTGAGGCGTTGGGTATATAGGGCGTATAGTTGTTTTGTTGCAGTTTGTGAAGCACCATAAGGACGTTTGCTATCTGTCTCATCTGCCTGTGGGCTAACCTGTGCAGCACGTGCTGGGTCAAGGTAAGTAAGCAAACGATAAGAAGCGCCAAGAACAATTACATCTTTGCAGGATTCTGGCAAACCAGTTTGTGTTGAGAAGTCTTGAGCATTGGTTGTAAAAGGAACTGGGTCTGTAGAATATACAACTTTAACAGTTCTACCTGGAGTAATATAATCTCCAATGGTTACTGTCTGAGCAGCATTACCAAATACGGTAGATGCTTTAGAATCCCAAGACCAGCGACGAACAGGAAGCCACTCTTGAGATGGACCAACTGATTGCCACATAATTGTAAGAATGTTCTGGATATTTAAATCATCAAAGTCATAGGTTGTTTGAGCGGCATTGAATGTAAAGGTAGTTACTTTAGCAGCATAGATAGTAGAGCCAGCAGCATTAATAGTATCGTTAATAGCCTTCTTAATTACATAACGTGGAAATGTAGGTGAGATAGTAACCTTAGTATCTGCTGTGTGTGTAGCAGCAGTAGTACCTAGATAACCACGACCATATGGAGATACAGTTGCTGTGTTAGCAACACGGTCAAATGAATCTACCCATAACAACTCTTCATCAATCTCAACTACACCTTTACCAAGGTTTTCAGTAGAGCCTAAAGATAATACAGTAGGAGATGTAGATGGTGATGTTAGAGTAGTTACTGCACTAGTTAAGTGAGTTGCTCTATCTTGTTGGTAAGTATAACCTGCAAGGTTAATCTGAACCTCATTGATTAAGTCTGTTAATGTAGTTGTCAAGAGGCTATGCTCCTTAATGCGTCAATTGCTGATTTGCCAGTAGTTCCAGCAAGTTCATTACAGATACCATTTAAATCTTTATAAGCAGAAGGTGCTCTACCAGCACTTGCCTTTTTATTTAAGGCTCCAATTATTCCAAGCCCTGATGTACTAGCCCATTTATTAGCAGCACCTTGTTCATCAAGAAATACTGTTATTGCTGGGTAAGTTCCACCATTGGCTAGGCGATTTAATTCAGCACATAGAGTGCTACCTGCGGTACCTGTTGGCATTGTTTATCCTATCTAGGTGTAATGATTTTCTTATCAGGGGTGATAAGTTTTGACTTAGGCTCTTCCTTAGGTTTACCAAAGAATGCGTTGTAATAATGTTCATCAAATGAGAACCGCTTCATATGTGGGGCTAATGCACCAGTATGAGCATATAGTGGAATCTCTGCTTTATCGCATAGGGCAAAGAAGAATATATCTTCACCTATAAACTTAGTTCCTCTACCCATTTCCATAAAAATTTGTCCGTCTTGGGATACTTCACGAACCTTTGGCACGATACTGCGGTGCATTAATACAAATCCCATACCCGCCGCATCAACCTTAATTAATTGATTTACTGGCATTGGGTGAACTCTGGTTAATCCAAACCCACCCTCATCTCCAACTATAAAGTTAAAGATTGTAGGCATTGGAATCATTAAAGGTTCTTCTGGATTATCTGTAGTAAAATATATTCCAGTAATAATTGGACGCTTTTCAGCATCCTTGTTATCCCATAATAATCTAAACTTCTCTGGACTAATTACTACATCTGAGTCTACCCATAGTAGCCATTCGTAATCAGTCTTATCAAACCAGTAATCAAATACTGTCTGTCTTTGTCTAGCAATCTGGTTGCCCTGACTTCGTAGTGATGTTGCAAACTCTACACCAGACTTTAACATTACATCTGTTACGCCTTGCATAAACTTGCCATCAACCATACCGTTGTCACACCATACAACTGCTACTGAATCTTTTTTACTCATAGTCCCCTATGCCCCTATTTCTTTTTACGTGATACTGCTGCGTTGTCTACTAAGTTTGGATAAGGTCTACCTGCAGCCTTAGCCCTAGCCTTAGCAGCACTCTTCTGTGCTGGTGTTAATTTCTTAGAAGTCTTCTTAGGATTCTTCTTGTCCCAAAATGCTGTTTTCTTTTTCACCATTTCACCTTATCCGCCCAATATGCTGCAGACATTTTGCCTTTAGCAATGTTAGCCCTATGACGTGCTTTGAAAGATTTCTGTCTAGCAGTTGGTTTCTTATCACCTGTTACGCCTTGTTGTCCAAAGCGAATAGTCTTAACTTGGTCACCTGACTTAGCCACTACTACGTGTGACTTAGTTGGATGATTAGGAGTGCGTTTTGGTTTATTAAAACCAGATACTCCTGCTCTCTTTAATCTTGAATCCTTCACTTGTTCCCCTTAATTGTTTCTTTTGTCTTAGGGTCAAGGCGGACCTTTTCAGTTCCGTCCTTTCGGAGAATAACAATTACACCGTCTCGCATAATTGATTTATTCCAACCGTCGTGACGCTTGCGTTGACCCGATGACATTACTTTTTCTTCTTTGACATTCCAGCCTGAGATAGGGCAATAGCAACTGCCTGCTTCTTAGACTTTACCATTTTCTTTGACTTACCAATGTTAAGAGTTCCAGCCTTATACTCTTTCATAACTTTGGAAATCTTTTTCTTTGTTGCTGTTTTTTTCATTATTATCTTGTCCCTAATCTACGGGCAATACGAGTTTCAGGTATATACATTCCTGGGTATTTTTTCTCAATTGCTTTTTTAGCCTCAGCATTAGCCTTAGCCATACCTGTATCAGATATTGACTTTTGGTATGCATCAACTGCTGCCTTACCTCTTAATACAGTAGGCTTTGGTTTAGGGGTAGCCATATTACTTCTTCTTACCCATTTTCTTCATAACCATCTTCTTGGCTGACTTCTTGGCTGCTTTCTTAGCCATAGCCTTACCTTTTGCTGTGTATGGGAATTTCTTTCCGTCTACGTTTGGCATTATATTTGTCCTATCTCTTTCATTACGGCTGCGGCTTTTGGGGTTATATCTCTAGTCTTAGGCATAGTGTCCGCATCATACGCTTTACCTAACACTTCTGAAGCCCTATGCGCTTCTTGTACGTGACGCATAGTTGTTCCTGCTGGTTGTATTCCTTGTGCTCTTGCATCTCTATAAGCCTGCAATTCAGATGTCCACTTCTTATCTGAAATATCCCTTTTAGCATCTCCAGAGTTCATCTGAAGTCCTAAACCTTTACATCCAAAACATCCATCAATTGCAACTGGATGATGTTCCCAGTGTTTCATATGTCCCCTTATGCTGCTGTGAAGTTTGCTTCTGTTACTCCTATGCCACCAGCGATTAGTGCTGCTTTGGTAGCATCATTAACTATATGTTTATGACCACCAATGTAAAACTCTTGATATGTTTCCACACTTGGGTCTAGTGGGTAGCGACTGATTCTATATGAACCATTCTGTTTTACCACAGAAACACCAACATTCCTTTTATAGAAGTAGAACAAGCGGTGTTTACCCGATGGTCCCTCTTGTACATTAGGTGTTGTAAATATAAAATCTGCCATTGTTCTCCTTAATGAACTTACTCCGTAGCAGGAATATTTCTACTCCTGCCACAGCGTCAATCAACTAAGCGATTGATGAACCTGATTCGATTCTGAATAGTGCCTCTTCACGGTAGCGAGCAAATCCTAATACGCCGTACCAACCCATTGGGCGGTGACGCATCAAGCGGTCAACTACTGGTCCGATAACTACGTGTGGCTCTTCGGCAACTGCCTCAGCCAACGCTTGCTGTCCACAAACGATTGTGCGGTACACCTTTGCAGATGAAGCACCATCAGTTGCGTTGTACAAACGTGCGGACTCTACGAAGTATGCACCTTCGTAAGTTCCGATTTCTCCTGCCCAAATGCGGTCTTGTGAAGAACCGTATTGGTTAGGAAGTAGCCATCCTGCTGAACCTGTCTCTGCACGAAGGTCGTGTGAAACCTCTGGGTGAATACCAGTCCAGTATAGTGAACCCTTGCGACCAACGGCTTTGTTAGCACGTAGTTTAGCAACGGCTCTGCGTAGGTTAGCAGATGAAATTGTAGCAGCAGCAGTTACTGTTGCTGTTGAAGTTGCAGTTGAACCTGAGTAGATTACGTTTGAACCGCCACGCAATGTTGTCATTGCTACGGAGTCAATAGAATCTGCAAGGTTGAATGCAATAATGTTTGCGATTGCTGGGTCTACATCAGCAAGGCTGAATAGTTCCAACGCACGAGTTACCAATACTGAGTTACCGTACTCTGCAAGAGTAATGGTTACTGAGGTTGGTGTTGACATTGCTACTGAATCGACATCATCGTTTTCAGTTAAAGCAGTTGTCGCTGTTGATAGGTCAACGTAACGTTGTAGAACAACTGTTGAACCTGGGATTGCTTGACGTGCTGGACGCTTATCTGCTACAGAACGAATTAGGGGTTCTGAACGGAGGGCGAATTCAAGAAGACGGTCATACGCCTTCTGAACTAAACCAGCAGCACCAGCGGTACCTCCAAGAGAGGAACTACCTGTAGTAGTATAGTTTACTGTTGCCATTGTTTGTCACCTCCAAGTGACTATGAACGGAATTATTGTGAGCGAAGTACATCCAATAATGCATCCATCGAATCTGCATTATCAATGCGAAGATTTAAGTCTTCTGCTCGGTCTGGGGTCATAGCATTTTGAGTGATTACATCTTGCTGCCTTAAGGCTGCTTTATCTGTCTCACTTACTTTAGGCTCCTCAGTAGCAACTGTAATTCCGAATAAATCAGCGTTATCGTCAAGCCAGTTATTAACTGTCTCTTCATTAACATCCTCTAAATCCTTAAGAACCAGTCTTGCTGCTTTAAGGTTGACACCCTTTTTTTCTAGGACTTCTTTGACTGTACGCTCACGCTGCACCTTGGATAATCCCTCAAGTTGCTCAGTGAGTTCTTTGATACGCTTCTCATCATTGCGCTTGGCTTTTCGTAACTTTTTAAGTAAGTCACTTCCATCCAGTTGCACATTGTTGTCGGTATCTAGGTCGTCTTCGTCTTCATCCCAGTAGTTGTTGCTCATAGCAACCCACCCTTCTATTCGTTGTAGTCGCAAGCCTCAGATTCTGGTCGGGGAACCAGCCTGGCTCTTGCTATCGGTCTAGTACGCTATGTGAGGCCGATAGATTCACATAGGATTCTATTTGTTTAAATCATACCTCTGGCTTGAGAAGCAAATGACCTACTACCTGCTACTCCAGAACGTCTGGAAAATCTTGCTCCTTCACGTTCTGCTAAATCTGCAAGTCTTTGAAGTTCAATAGCATTCTGGTCAAATGTTGCTGACACTGCTTGCTCTGTTGTGTAAGCCTGTGTTGGGGTTATGCCAGTTTCAAATGATGTTAACCTTTGGGCCTCTGGTAATATTTGCGCTACTCTTCCGAATTGTGGACCTGCAGTTTGGAATGTCTGACCCTTAGAAACCAAGTCAGATGCTAGTGCTTCACTTACTTCAATTCCCTGCATACCACCCGCAGCAATTACTCCAGCCTTCTTGACCGTACGCTCTAATTGCTTTACACCCTCTGGGCCAGTTAATAATGCTTGAGCAAGTTGCGCCCTAGTTGCTGTTGGCAATGTCTTCGCTATCTGTTGTTTAACTGGGGCTGGTGCATTATCAATTAAATCAAATACATCAGTAATAATTTCAACGCTCTCATCTACTGATTTACCAGTAGCCATAACTGTATTTAAAAATGTTTCATTTGCTAAGTCACCCAATGCTGAGCGACGAAGAATGTCACCTAGTCTTTGTTGGGACTTTATATACTCTGCAATAGTTGGAACATCAATCGCTTCACCCTTAGCACGACGTTCTTGCAGTTTAAATATACCACTGAATCGGTTTGTAAACTCTGGTATAGATTTTTCTTGTTGTGCTTGATATAGTGAAAGATTAATTGCATCCTGTATGGTTGCTCCATCTTTATAGAATCCAGAAACTAATCTATATAGTTCAGATACATAAGGCTTAGATGCCTCTTCTTTACCCATAAGCAATGATAGAGTATTAATAAAAAAGTCTCTGGCGAGTACTGGGCCAGTAACTGTTGGAGTAAGGGTATTACTTACTGGAGTTACTTGTGTGTTAGGTTGAGTTACTGTTGACGTTTTTGGTTTTGCTACATTAGTGTTTGGGTCATAATCATACCCAAGGGTTTCATATTGAGTTGTAACCTGCTCCGTTAATTTGTCGGTAGAAGCAAAAGCCTTTTCAAATGCCGCTCTAACCTTAGGGTCTTTAATTTCAGATAACTGTGAACGCATTCCCTCGTAAGTAGGTTTAGATGTATCAGCGACTGGATTGGTAATGTTTCTTACAACATCAACTGGACTTGGTTGTGCGTTTAGTGCTGCAAGTTGACGCTCTAAATCTTTCGCTAACTTGTCTGCCTCTGTTTGTTTCCTGGCCATTATACTCCAAATCCAAGTGCTCTACCAAGTTCATTTGCTGCGTCTATAGCATTATTGATTTCTGCTCTGGTCTTATCTCTATTTGGGTGCTTAAGTGCAGCACGGGTTGCATCACCTACAGATACTGGTGGCACCTTGCCGATGACGCCATCTGGTCTAATCAACTTATCAATAAATGGGTCATTTAAATTAAGAGTATCAATATCAACTTCCCAGGCATCTGCAATTGCTCTTAATACTGGATTAACTAAATCTCTTACAGTTGCCCCAGGTGTCGTCTTGAGACGTTCTGCATATTGTGGATATTCAGCAGCAGCCCTGGCTGCTAATTGAGTCTTATAATCGTTTGCGCTAATCTTGCCACTAGCAATTTGCTTAGCAGCCTCTTGAATTTCTACCTCAGATACAGTACTTAAGTTAAATCCTCTAGCAATATTACGAGCCTCAGTAAGTGCATTTAGGGATTTGGCTCCAAGAGTAGCCTCATCTTTAAAGTTTATCTTTGACCAGATAAAATCTCTAGTAAAAGACTTTGGGTCAAAGAAAGATGGATACTTAGTGGTGACAATATTTCTAACGGTTGCAGCAATGTCTTCAGTTTTGCCAGACGGAGTAGTATCTTTAGCCTCACGGACAACGGTGTCTAATTGTTCGTTAGCCTTTTTGTTATAGGCTGCAACAAATGCCGCTATATCTTCTTTACTAAATTGACCAGTAAACTGAACATCTTCAGCAATGCTTTGAAGCAATTGTTTGGCTGCTGTAGGGGTAAGTTTAATGGCTTCCCTAGATATACTTTTTCCAGTGTCACCTTGTTTTGATTGTGCAACTAAAGCATTTAACGCTGCCTCTTGTTCTGGGGTCATTGGCTTCCGTCTTTCTTGGTGGCATCTTTCATAGTATCCTCTTCAAAGTAACGATTAATTAAAAGTTGCACTTTTGGGTGCCAAGTTTTTGAAATATTATCAATATACTCTATATAATTATTTTTTAATATAGACTTATTTGGACTACCATATGGCAATCCCTGATAAGCAGATACAACAGTATTTCTTATCTCCATAAAAGTAGATATATCTTCCCATACTTTTGTCTTTCCGTATTTTTCCATCCAGGCTTCATTGTTTACAATTTCATTTAAGCCATAAGCATAACGGAAAGATTTGTCTCCACGTACCGCATCATTATACTCTGTCCACCAGTCTTCACTTTGACTTCTAATGTATTCTCTTGCGTAAGTTCTTCTAGCCTCCAGCAAATCTGGATAGGAACGTAAAGATTTATTTTCTTTGCGGTTAGCAGCAACTTCTTTAAGTTTATCTGTAACCTCATTATATAAACCCCAAGCACGGTTTACTTGTCTTTTTTGTTCCTCTTGCTTAGGATTTAACTTCAAGTTATTTAATAAACTACCATCTGGAAGTTTTGTCTCTGGGTCATTTAATATTCTATATACAGATAGATTAAATTCTTCTTTATTCATATCTACATCAAGGCCAAGCAGGCCAACTAGTTCTGAATTTTGACTGGCAAGTTTTTCGGCTAAGCCAGTTGAGTCCTCAAATATGCGCTTATAGGATTCGTAATTGGGTTGAATATAAGACCTAGCACTTGAACCCTTAAACGTAACTCTATCTAATGGAAAGTTTGCGCCCATCTTAGCCGTAAATTCAGTGCCAGCAAGTTCACGGGCGGTACTCTCATTGTTAGCAATCATTCTATATTTGTTAACTAATAAGTCATAAGCATCTTCATATATAGCCATTGGGTTGGTATCAACTTTGGCAGGTGCGCCGAAAACAGATGCAAATGACCAACCTGCTCTAACTGCAAAGTTTTTTCTAGTATCACGATAAACAGTTTCAGCGCCAGGATATTTCATAATCTTTAATTCATCTAATGTTCTGTAATAGTTATGAACATCTTTCCAAGAGTTCAAGAAATCTTGATTACCTTCAGGTCCGTTTAAATAAAACCAAGCATCTTTTGCCCAACGTGGAATAAATGAAGATGTCCAATCGGTTTGTGGGCCATATGGAAATAAAACATCATAATTAGAGCCCAACCAGGACTTCATTAAGTCTTCCATATCTGGTTTACGCTTATAAATTTCTGATACCGCTATATTAGAAAATATAGATGGAGATGGATAGTTAAGTAAGAATCCAATAGAACGAGCATTTAATCTAATGCCCTTATCGCCAAAGAATCCCATTTCCTTGGTTCCTGGTACTACTAAGTGTGTAGCCTTCATTGGGTCATCAGTAGGATTGCCGTACTGGTCTACACCAAATGACCTAAATGCTGCTTGATAGTTATATAGAAATTGACCTACACGTTCTGGATTCTTTAATGCAAATCGTCCATAACGATAAAAAGCATTAAGAGAAGCAGTAGGAAAAGCAGTTGCTACACGAGCAGCATACAGTGCTCTATTCTGTCTGCGAATTGTATAAAATGTTTTTTCATTGGCTTCCAGGGCATCACGAGTTGCTGCTGCACGTAAAGAATTTATTCTGTCAAAGTCTGTGGTTCCATCTTTTTTTACAAAAGACATACCCTGCTCTGCTAATTGATTAGCCCGCTTGGCCAAAGCATCCGCAAAGAACATATCAGCGGTAGCAAAACGAACTGGATTTTCTGGTCTAGTTAAATAACCAAATATTTTTGAAGCCCCACGACTAATTGCTCCTTCAATTTTATTTAAGTTACTGTATCCAAATTCAGATGCTGTATGAACATTAAATTCTAAAGGATGAATTGGGCTAAGTCTATTTAGTTCGTTACCTAAAATTTTAGCCAATTCAGCAGAGTTAACCTCTTTAGATAAAGCAAGTGCTTGTGCTTCAATATTAGGTAAATACCTATTTACTAAGCCAACTCTATCACGTACTGTTTCTACTATAAAAGATGGATTAACTTCTCCAAATTGCTGGAAATAAGTCTTGCCCTCAGAGGTAAGCCCCCAGTCAATTAATTCTTTTTCGGTAGCCCTAGCAAATATTTTATCTATTAATTTATCTCCACGAAGTCCACGATTAACAAAGTATGCTAATTCTTCAAAGTATAGTGGGTCATTTACAAAAGTAACGGTAGACGGTCCACGCCTTAAAATTAAATTGGAATGAACGCCAAGCCCAACCTCGCCAAGATAACCTGCGGACATTGTTCTTGAGTTAGAAAATTCTGGAGTAAAAGAAGAACCAAATTGATTTTTACTAAATAATGAATCAAATGGAATCCATTGTCCAGCAATCATTCTATATTGTTTTGGTTTTCCATAACGACGCTCTTTATAGGCAGCATCTTTTAAATATACATCAGCCTGTGCTGTACGTGCCTCGCCAAGTGAGCCGTAAATATCATCAATCTCTTTATATTGCCTAGCAATTTCCTTATTAGCAGCCAAAATTTCTTTAGAGTCTGGAGTAAGAGTATGTATGGAACCTTTAGCCTTAGTAATAGCAGATTTAGCATTAGCAATTTGGGCGCCATACTTGGCAGTTCCTTCAGGTAAAGATTCTAAAAATTGCACCCTACGTTCTAAAGAGGCAATAGTGGGAACCTTGGACATTTTAGCAAATGGCCTAACTGCATCACGCAGTTCAAACTCAATATCATCAACTAATTTAGATGCAGCCTTTAAGTCAGCCAAAATTAAAGGTCGATTATCTTTAAGAGTTTTAGGAGATAATTTAACCGCATATTTTTCTGGTTCTAAATATAATGCTGCGTGGGCAGTTAAATTGTCAAGTAAGTTTACTGCTTCATTTAATTGATTTGTTAAATCATTAACTGCCTTATCAACCGCTTTGAATTCTTTTTTATTTAAAACCTTATTTGCTGTACCTAAGACTCTTTGTTTGTTGTTAAACAAGAAGTTTTTGCTCATAGTGGGAACGCCATCTATAACAGCCTTGTTTCCAAATGCCATCATAGAACTAAGTGATGGTTCAAATAAAGAGTTTTTTGGAATATAGGTTAAGCGACCAAGTGCGCCTATAGTCCAATATTTATTAAATGTTTCATAAAAAAACTTAATTGCATCGTTAGTTTGGTCTAATGCTTTTTTAGATTTGCTTTTTTGTATAGCGGTATTAAGTTCTCTCTCAATTATGCCCCAAGGAACCATACGTCGACTTTCAATTAATTGACGTTGAGTTTGTGGGTTAACAAGAATGCGTTCGCTTTGTGCATCCATTCCGTAACCTTTTTGGGCTATAGAATTGGTTGCACCAAATATTTGATTTTTTATTTCTGTAGTAAAAGATTTTATTGCACCAGCGTCAGAAAAGCCTTTTGTGTAACCAATGATTAAACCCATTTGGTCGTCTAATTTATCAAGGATATTATTACGCTCTATATTTGTTTTTGCATTAACAAACTCGGATTTGATTTGAGTCCTATACTCACCAGCACTTATTGAATCCCTGGGTGTAATTTTTATTAAATTTGAACCATTGCGGAATAAATCAATATCATCAAACCAAGCATCAATTTCTTTTAATCCATCAAGTGGACGAGCGCCCGAATAGGTAACAAATCCCAGAGGTTTTTCGGTGCCAACAAATCTAACAATTTTTGTAATAGGACCATTTAAAGAACGACCAAGAATTCTTTCTTCAATTCCGCCCATTTTGGTAAAATCTCTAGTTATGGAGGCGGTTTTTAAATCTTGGAATTTCTCACGAGTTTTAATAAATGTGCCTCTACCAACAATTGGCTCCATTGGTACATAGTCTCTTCCAAACATAGTTGGAGTACCAGTTTTGGAGTCAAGCAAGGCATCTTTAATAAATTGATATTCAGGCACTTTGGCGATTGCATCATCAAATGCTGCATTTAAGCGAGTCCAAGCCTCATCTGAAAACTCTAATGGCTTGCCTTCTTCAATTCTTCTTGCACGAAATACAGAGTTCATATCTGCAATTTCATAAAGGTCTGCAGGAACATTTTTAGATAATCTATCTAATGCTGGCAGGTATCCCTTGTCGGCAAGAATTAAATCTTTAACTGTATTTGGGTCTGTTGCTCTTTGGATGGGACCATAAAGATTAATGTTATTTGTATATTTATTAAGTATTGTGGATACTTCTTCTATATCTGAAGTACTTGCTAACTTATTAATATCATTTCCAATTGTGGTTTGACGACCAGATGCTGCGCTACTTTGGGTATATAGAATGCCATCGTCAATGTCTTTTTCAATCTTACTAAAGTTATTTGCCTTGGTTGTTAAACCAGCCTTGCGAGCACCCAAGTAGCCACTTTTAGCAGCGAGGCCAAATGCACCGCTAATCGCTAAATTGGATACTGCAAAATCTACTGTTCCAGTAAAATATTTACCAACTGTATTATCAACAAATGCTCTTTGAATATCATCATCATTCCACAAATTAATTTCGTCTAAATTAATTCCGCCCTTATCAAATACAAGATTGGTAATTTCTTTGATTGGATTTAGGTCTGATTTAGTTAATGCTTGTCCAAGGCTAACTTCTTCAGAGCGGTTATAAGCCTCTGTAATATCTGATAATTGAAATCCTTTAGTAAATTCATCTGAATACAAAGGTGAATCAAGGTCCGTGAGTAATGCTGCGGAGGCAATTGGTCGGGTAATATATGGAGATATAACTTCGTCGTGAAGTTTTACTCCAGCCTGTAATACTAAGTCATTGCTGGTTGCCTGGTTCTTTACTGAATACTTTAAATTTTCTTTAACAATTGCTTGCGCTTCTTTTTCTAAACCCAGAGCACTTAATTGTCTACTAGTTCCAATATCAACACCAGCGGAAATGGCAATGTTTGAAATAGCCTGAGAAGGTGAGGCTAGGTTACCAGTAAATGTACCTATAAAAGTTTCAGGAATCTTGGCAATTGCACCACCAACAGGTTTGGCGATATTGTCTAGGAAACTACTCCATAATGACATTATATCTCCTTAAATTCTTTTACGTTTAGGGGTGCTACCTTGAGGTTGTTCTTGCGTGATTGCTTCTATAAAAGCATCTCTATCATCTACTGAGTCCCAAGGGATTAATGATAGTTTAACTATTATTCCTAGATTTTGATAACCTAAAGAATTTGCAAATTTATCTACATTGTCAAAAATACTACCAGAAATAAATGCACTCATTGCATCTCTTTGATAATATAATTCAAAAATTGTTTATATGAATCTGGTGCGTCAGGGTCTTGACCAGCAGCAAGAAGTGATGGACCATATTTGTTTATGATTGCTTTGTTTTCAATTAATCTTTCATCATTGCGAAGCGAGGCTGGTAATACACTTTCTCCTGCGCCACGTCCAAAGTTTACGCCAGCGGATTGTGGCTCCATTGGTCGTTGAGTATCATCTAATAAAGTTCTGATAGCACCCATATCAAGTGCTGGTGTTCCTTCTGCTTTTGCCAATTTTGCTCCACCTTGTTGCGCCATAGTTTCTACTCCAGTAGAACCTAAACTTTTCATATCTGGTATATACATATTTGGTTGACCATCTTTAGAGCCTGCGCCACCATTTGCCGACACACCAAATTTATTTTGTGGAGAGTCTGGTCGGTTACCGCCACTGTTTTCGTTGCCAGCCACTGTGCCTCCTACTTAATTTTCTTTGGTTGCTCTTTTGATATATAAGGGCCTGCAGTAAATGCAGTTAATTTAGATGCAATCTCCATTGCCTCGTAAGCGTCGGCTCCCGCATATATTGCACCCAATGCATATGCTGCTCCCGAACCTGCAGCGTATACTCCATCTGCAGATTTACTTATAGATAACTCTTGGTCAACATCAAATATCTCGCCACCAACAGCCATTATAAATTGAAATCTAGTTTCTTTTGTATCTTCATCAAAATTGTAGCCATTATCTGTCATACATTTACGAAGAGATGGCATTGCCTTTACAATCATAAATCGGTAAAGGTCTTCTTTATCTTGTTTTGTAGGAACTGGTGGTTCCCAAATGTGTTGTACTATATCACAGGCTAAAGTTTCTCCAGAGCCTGCAATTAAAAATGAACCGTTTTCGGTAATCTTTTTAACTTCAGGATGAGAATAAATTTTACCATCTGCATCAGTCGTTTGACTGTCAGCAACTATAAAACATTTATCCTTGTGTTCTATTCCGATAATCGTTGTCATTGTCCCCTACTTACTTATCGTCGTCGAATAGTTCTTACGCTTGCGTTTGCTTCTCCGCCTGATGTTAGGCTAGATAAAAGACTTTGAATATCTGGTGCAACCTCTTGAGGTGGTAATTCTGCCATACCTTGTTCAGGTGTAGGACCTCCTACTGGGGCAGCAACGGGAGCAGGGGACGTTTGCTCAACCTGAGAAGGTGCTCCAGCAGGAGGAACTTGTTGCGCTTGAGGCGCAAATATTTCTTCAATCGCATCCTCTATTGTTTGTCCCTTTTGTCTTGACTTAATAACTTCAGCAATTTTACGAACTATATCACTTGGATCTGCGCCGCTTGCTGCCATTTGAGGTATTGCCTGAGTATATGCTTGAAGTGAACCAATAAGAGCATTACGCATATCTTCAATTTCAATCTTCTCTTGCTCTTGAGTAACGTTAACATTAAATGGTAATTCACGCATAGCCATATCCTTAGAGATTAACTTACCTCCAAGTGCCTGCAACATAAAGATAAGTCCTTGTGCTGGGTTAAGACCTGCAAGCATTCCATAACGTACATCAGCAGAGTAATCTTTCTTAATATCTTTACTTGGCTTGTACTCTAATGCATAAGGTGAACCAGCATCTACACCACGAATTGTTTTAACTTCATCAAAGAACATCTCATCAACTTCAAAGCAAAGACCAATAACATCACGAAGTGCTGTAGCAAAAATAGCCTGTGCTGATTTAACCTGGGTATCAAAGGCTCCCATAAGAGCCTGAACTCCCTGACCTGTAACAATAGATGCGTCAATGTTACCAGTACGTCCTTCTGGATAACGAGCACCTACACGTAATTCTTGATTTAATAATTGTGATTGTGTAAACGCACCTTGTGGTAATGAAAGTTCTACACGGCGTACACCTGCTGGATTAGAGGTACGGATAACCGCATCTCCACCAAGTTGCAACTCTTGTACATCTTGAGGAAGTACAATAGGTGCCTGTACAGATTTCTCTGCAGCCTCCATAGCAAGCATAGCAAATCTATTACGAAGTAATTGAATTCCTAATACATCATCAAATTGTCCACGCATCTCACCATCAACAGATGGACGCTTAGCAACTATAACCATCATCTTACCTAATGGATTACGTGCTTGAGATAAAATTAAATTTTGTCTTGTTGGTACATATACAACAGATTGGTCTTTATCATAGTAGCGGATAATTTCAACTAAGTTATTTATATCTTGTTTGAATCCAGATGGGCCAAGTAGTTGACCTTCATACTCTGGAAATTGTGCTACTAGTTCACCAAGTGTAAGTGTGTATCGCTTTGCAAATGCAATGCATCGTCCATAGCGATCAAATTCAGGATAAGCCATCCTTGGGTTCTCTAGGCGGATGCGAGGCAGTTTTGCTTCCTGATCCAATTCAATTACGAATGGTAGGAATCCATATGTTATATAGTGGTCAGCCCCTGTATACATAGAAACTTGTAGATCAGAATTATTAAAATAGTTAGAAGCAATTCGGGTACGATTGTCAGCAAACCTACGAGCACGATCATTGACCTGGTTAGCAGATGAACAGTTAACTGCTGGAAGTGGAGCCATGACCTCTGAAAGATCTCTGGCGACGATGTCAATAAAATTTGCCACGACATTTGTATCTACACCCTCAGGGAAAAAATCAGGATAAACTTCAGAGATTTTACCTTGACGCACAGCAAGTACATCGCCTGCTCTAGCATCGCGCTCAGAAGCACGGTACTGAAGTGATTGAACCCTTGATGCAATCTGGTCTATTGATAAAGCCATTTATATCCTAACCATAGGTTTCTTGCCATTGCTCTGCAAAGGCGTCGTCTAAATTGATTCCGTATCTTTTATCTTTTTGTGCTCTAGTTGCCCAACGATTGTTAGCAAACTTAGTAGCATATGATGATTGTTGCATAAGTTCACGGACTTTAATGACAGCAAACCATAGTGCCATCACACAGTCGGTTGGGTTTTTGGTATCAGGTTTCCAAGTAATCAATTGCTGTACTAAGGACTTCAAGCCCTCAGAGCCTTCATTAGAAGGAAGTTCAATTAGATTATTATCTTGGAAACGAGAATCTCTTGTTGTCCCAAACAGTGATGCCATAGATGCTACACCGAAGCCAGTATCCCATTTGTTCTTACCTGTGAAGTGAGAGTTAAGGGTACAGCCGTGAGCCGCCAACCAGTTGCGTAGATCATCATCTAAGGCGTAAGCCTTCTGGTGGGCGTTAATTTCTATTCGGATCTCTTGGGGTTTGTATTTGATAACCCATTCTTCTATGAGATCTCTAATTCTTTGTGGAGTAGTATCTGTCATATTGACGCAGTCTAATATGTAGATCTTACCATCAGAGCGATTGTAAGTTATTACTACTGCTCCTGTGGCTCCTGCCATAGCGGGGTCGAGGCCGATAACGGTATAAGAACCATCAATATGTTTTGGATGGCCTGGGACTCCAGCCTTGAGTGGGCCTCTCTTTCGCATTCCATTGACACATCCAGCGACAATAGTTGGCGAGAAGATCGAGTCTTCCATAACATCTTCTTGTTGGTAAACCAACGCCCATACCGAGGGAGCGACTTCAGACCTTCTAATAAATAACGAGGGTCCATCCCACTTTGTATATAATCCGTTTTCATCTTGCTCATCTTGTTCCCCCT